GAAGATCAAATTGAAAGTTTAACAAATATATTTTTACAACAAGAGTAAGTATGAAATTAGTTTATATGAAGTGGCTTGATGCTATGTCTGATGATAACACATGGCAAGATTTAGAAGATTTAAAGAAGCAAGAGTTAAGACCAGTTGAAGTTGTGGGGTGGCTACTGCATGAAGATAAAGATAAGGTCATACTTATATCATCTTATGACAATGATGCAAAAACTGGAGGAGGTGGAGTAGTTGTACCTAGAGTAAATATTACACAATTACAGTTATTAAATAAGGGTATGGAGATATCTTTTTAAACATGGAGGATATAATAAATAATGAAAAACGATATAAGACGACACAAGTTATTTGTGTACGGAACTTTGAAGAAAAAACACAGATTAAATTCTCTGTTAGTAGACGAGGTATTCGTAGGAGATTATGTAACTAAAGATAGCTGTTATGGAATGAGCAGTTATTTAGATTCCTTTCCAATGGTGTATCATTCAGATACCCACAACAATCAAATTGTCGGAGAACTATATGAAGTAACTACTTTAAATTACGATCAGATACTAGCAATGGAATATAATGCAGGATTTATTCCTATACAAGTTGATATAGAAAATGTTGAACATGCAGACAAACCTCATAGAGTGATGGTTAAAGCATATGAAACAGCCTTAATGTTTTTAATACCAAATTCAAATGGTATAGAAAAAGATGTTAACTACTATCAAAAACAAAATAGCACGATTATAACCAAAGATAACAAAACGGAGTGGATTAATGTTCGGTGAAACAACAGCAAGAATAATATTTGTATTTAGTACATGGGGATTAGTTGTAGTAACTGGTATAGCAAGTTTAGTACACCCTTCCCCACTTTCATTGGTATGGGCTGGAGTATGTGGTTATTTAGTATATGCGAAAGTGTTTGACAAATGAGCAATTTTATGGTACAAAGTAGTATGAGAAAAAGAAATAAATATAGTCATGATAACGATTTTGATGAAGTAGAATTGTTAGAAGATGATGAGGGAATGTTTACAACACAGTTAGATTATCCGTATGCACAACCCTCATTAGTATCAGATGAGAATGACTATGAAATACAACAGGAGAACAATGGCTTACAACCCCAAGACTTACGATTTAATGCAACAGATAGATATATCAAACGCATTGGAAAAAGCCGTAAGTTACTTAGAAAATACGGAGAAAGATAACGCATCTATTTCAATCAAAAGCGAGAAACCTTTTGCATTATATATGCGATTTAAGAAGTACATCAAAGCATTTAGAGTACAGATGGCAGATGTAGAGAATGTCATATCAAATAAGTATGACCAATTACTAATACAACACGACACTATAGGGATTAAGTTATCCTCTATATTAGAGAAAGACGAGTTGCAAATTGTAACAGAAAGTGGAGAACAATTATGATTGAACAAAAAGAATTGGAGGAACAATTTAGAAAATGTATAGAAGATTTACGACCTGTAATATCAAACTTATCTAAAACATATCCTTTAGAAATAATAGAGAACTCATTACTAGAAGTAGCCTTACGAAGTCTTATGTTAAGATATGGATTAGAAGGAGCATTGACAGTTTTTGCTGGATGTGTAATGGGTATGACAAAAGCTGCCCCCATCATAGAAAAATTTGATGAGGACATTGAAAAAGAATTATCTAAAATGAGGATGACACCAGATGAAACAATCCATTAATAAAGTAACACCTACCCATGATTTATCATGGTATATAAAATGGACAGCATCTTTCATCATTATTATAGGTATGGCTATGACTTCCCTAGACCTTACACCTTACAATTTAGGTTTTCATTTAGTAGGAGTATTTGGGTGGTTAGTAGTCGGCATTTTATGGCATGACAGAGCTTTAATAGTAGTCAATTCCATTGCTGTATTTATATTTGTAATGGGAATATTAAATGCCATATTTTAAACACAATTATGTGGTATAATAAACAATAAATATTAGGAGAACTTATGACTAAATTAATTACAGAACAACAAGCACAAACTATAGTCAATTACTTGGCTAAAAAACCTTATGCAGAAGTATTTACCATTATGAGTATGTTAGTGGGATTACCAGATGCAGAAGAAAAATCAAAGGATAAGAAAAATGCCTAAATTTGATGTGATGACAACACATATGTACTCAATGCATTGGAAAGTAGATGCCGTATCTAAAGATAGTGCGGCAGAAAAAATCTATGAGAATATGAATTGGGATGTAGGGCAACAAAAACATACAAACTCACAAGGAGAATGTTTCTTAAAAACTGCACCAGATTCTGAGATTAGGGGAGTACAAGAATATGAAGACGACAAAGTCTACAAAAACCAATAAGAAAGAACTTATAGATATACCATCTGAATTTCTAGACATGAATCCTTTGGAACTGTCAGAAAACCCAGAGGGTATAGACAAAGTTATTGCTTACTTGAAAACAACAAGAGAAAATATTAGAGCCACAGAAAAAGCTGGTAAACCTATCAGTAAAACTGCGGCTAGAACTAAACCAGCACAGTATGAGAAAGACCCTCTTACTATGCTATTATCGGAGACATAAGATGTACAAAGCTATTATATTATTATCTTTTATAACCCTGCAAGGCTGTGCTTTTGGTATTGCTAAAGGCACTATGACTGTATTGGATAAATTAAATCCACCAGAAACAGCAGTGCAAGACGAAGTGTTTGTGGAGAAAGTAAATATAATAGCTTGTATAAAAATGTTAGAGGAGTGTGATGTTTAAAGATTTCTTATTCATCTTAATTGTGACATATTTTTATTGTACAATACTAACTACACAGGCAATCTTATGACAGAACTACCCAGATTAAAAAAATTTACAATAGAGAATGGAGCACCCCGACAAAGAATTTGGGATACTTCTAGTCTATCTACATTCCTAGCTTGTCCACGATTATATAACTACACCAATTTACAAGGTTATAAATCACAGAGATATGCATCAGCCACAGGTTTTGGATCAGCCGTGCATGAAGGCTTTGAAGTATTAGATAGAGGAAAGTTTGACGGCAAAACAAAAGAGGTTTCGTTGCGTGAAGCTCTTACATTTGTACTAAAAGAATTTGGCGAGGACTTACAAAAGTCAGATGATAGTGCTAGAGGTTTAGAATCTACATTACGAGCAATAGTATGGAGAGCAGAAGAATATTGGGATGATACATTTAAGATAGCGACAATGCCTAACGGAGAGGCTGCGTTAGAGCAGCGATTTGAAGTACCCTTCGGTAATGGAGTACATAGATTCTCTGGCAGAATAGATAAGATTGTTACCCTTGACGATAGGTTATACCTAGTTGACTTTAAGACTACAAAGACAGCTCTATCGGCATACTACTTTCAAGGATTTATGCCTAACAATCAAATATTTGCATACCTATGGGCTTGTCGCCATGTATTAAAACTACCAGTAGATGGCTTTATAATAGATGGAGTACAAACTGGTGTAAACTTTACAAGGTTTAATCGTTCCGTATTTAATGTAACAGAAGAACTAATAGATGAATGGTATTATGATACTTTGTTTGCATTAAAGAATGCAGATAACTTTTGGAAAAACAATTACTACCCTGCCGATTTTACTGGCTGTGGTAACTATGGTGGGTGCAGATTCCGAGAGGTATGTAGTGCCCCTCAATCTCGTAGAGAGATATTTTTAAGTAATGATTTTAAAAAAGAACCACACCCAGATTTAGTTGAAGCAAGTAAACGAGAAAATGTTATTGAATTAGCAGAACACAGGAAAAAATAATGTTATATCAAATGCGTCATAGTGACGATTTTTGTTGACATTATTATATTTTTATGGTATTATAACATAATTAACAGGAGACAAATAAATGGCGAGTATACGGAATCACAAAGCAAGTGAAGTGACAAAACTATTATTAGTAGGGGATAGTGGCTCAGGCAAGACAGCTAGTTTAGCAAGTTTAGCCAATGCTGGTTATAACTTACGAATATTAGATTTTGATGATGGACTAGCAATACTTCCAGAATTTTTAAACGCAGATGCAATAGATAGAGTATCTTATGTTACTCTTAAAGACCCATTAGGTCATGCTACAGCTTTTAGAAAATCAGCTCAATTACTTGCGAGTTGGAAAGACGGAGATGAAGATTTAGGATCAGTTAAAAACTGGACTAGTAAAGATGTTATTGTTATTGACAGCTTAACACTTATGGGCGAATCAGCCTTACGAGGTGCATTAGTATTTAATAATAAGAAACCCACAGATCAGCCGACACAGCCAGAGTGGGGCACAGCAGCACGAGATGTACAGAATATAATTCAGTACCTCACTGGAAGTGAAGTGCCGTGTAATGTTATCATAACTTCACATATGCAATATATGGAGGGAGATATGGGTGTGTCAAAAGCATACCCAACAAGTGTTGGATCTAAACTTTCTACCAAGATCGGCAGATACTTTAATTGTGTTTGTCGTATTGATACGAAAAGTTCTAGTAAAGGCACTGACCGCACCTTGCGTACAGTATCAGACCACCGCATGGATTTAAAAGTTACTGCACCTAGTTTAATAGAGCCTAATGCTCCATTAGATTTACATAAACTTTTTGATGCTATACAAAAAAGTGCGAAGACTAAACTTGGGGGAGAAGCCCCTAAGATAACAGCAAAACAAGGAGGTTAACCAATGAATGATATTGCTGATTTTTTAAGTATGACACCTAATGACACACCAGAATCGGTGACATTGCCAGAGGGCAGTTACGACTTTATTATTAAAAGCTACCGCTCAGACAGAGTGGGAGAAAACCAAACACCGTTAGTGCGTATCAACGTAAAAGCGGTAAGTGTGATTCAATCTGATCTAGACGAAAGTCAGTTAGAGAATGCAGAAAGCACGA